GCTATGGTGTTCCGTCTACGCTTTAATTGTTATGGCTTGTCTGTCTCCCTTTTTTTCGCAAGTAAAAGGTAATTGGATGCCGTTCCCTTGTGGCCGCTGCCCGCCGTGTAAGAAGCGGCGGGTAGACGGTTGGGTTTTTAGGATGTTGCAGGAAGAGAAACGTTCTACTACTGCTCGTTTTATTACTCTTACATATGATCCTGCGCATGTTCCTATTTCTGATAATGGTCATATGACCCTTGTTAAGGACGAGTTTCCACGTTATATGAAGCGTTTGCGCAAGTTGTGCCCTGGTGTTAATTTAAAGTATTACGCTTGTGGCGAGTATGGCACTGACCGTTCTAGGCCGCATTATCATGCGATAGTGTTTAATGTGCCTAACGATGATTATTTTTTTGATGCTTGGCATATTGGTGGCGTACCGATTGGTGCTATTCATGTAGGGCAGGTGTCTGCTGATTCTATTGCTTATACTACTGGGTATATCAATAAGAGGTCTCAGGGTAAGTCTCGACGCGATGACGATCGAGTACCTGAGTTTTCTTTAATGTCCAAAGGTCTTGGCTCTAATTATGTGACACCTGCTATTACTCGTTATCATAAGGTTGATCTGTCTCGTAATTTTCTTACTAAGGATGGTGGTTCTGTTATTGCCATGCCTCGGTATTATCGTGAGCGGATATTTGATGATGATGAACGTTCTATGCAACAGGGCTTGGCTGAGGTTGCGTCTGGTATTGCTAACTCTGAGAAGTACGAACGTTTTCTCAGACTGTATGGTGACTCTGATGGTTTCGATTATCAGCGTTATTTAGATGATGAGCGTGAGCGTATTACTCACAGATTTTATAACAATCAAAAACCTAGACTATGAAAAAGTCTGATTCTTTGGTAACGCCTGATGTTGCGTTATCTCCTTCTGATGTTCGTGCGGCTGCTAGATTGGATGAATTGATTCGCCGTCCGCGTTTTCGTAATTCTTCTACTTATGTTGAGCCGGAGGCCGAAACTTTTACTCTTCCTTCTTTGACGGTTCCTGATATGACTTTGACTATTCGTCAAATGTTGGATCGTCATTTGCATGGTGGCAACGTTAAGGTTTATCCGGGTTCTGTTGCTAATTCTGCTGTTCCTGTTAATTTGGAGCGTATGTCTGCTTTGGATCGTGCTGATCTTGCACAGCGGAATGCTGATTTTATTGCCACTACTCGTGGTCAATTGGTTACTGCTAAGGAGGCGCGGAAACGCGCTGAATTTGACGCTCTTGTTGAGAAGAGGGCCGCAGAGCGTATTGCTGCCGGTTTAGGTATTGCGGCCTCTGATGTTGCGCAGCCGTAGGCGAAGCTATGTATTTCTATGCAAGGTGGTGGGGCTTTTTCAGCCCTGAACCTTGCATAGATTGCATGGTGCTTTTTCAGCACCTGCATGTCGTTTAGTGTGGTACTCTATACGTTCGTCGATTATAAGCCATTTACTCTTGTTGTATTATGGCTTATTGACACTACTTATTTCAATTCTACGTATTATTGTACTGTGATTGAGCGAGCGGAGCGGAGCGATTTACAGGTAAATGTTAGTTCTTTGAAATGTTGGGTGTCTACTAGCGGTAGCTAGAGCGCGACGAAGTACGCGCGTAGGGTGACGAAACGTTGTACCTACAGGTTACTTTTTTTTCTTCACTATTTTATTGTATTTTCTTATGAGATACTCTAAGTCTAATTCTCGCCGGCGGCGGGGTCGTCGGGGGTCCGGCGGCGGTTATACTGTCCCCCGTGGCGGTATTCGTCTTTAATGTTCCACGTGGAACTATTTTTTCACTTTTAACTTTTTATTATGGCTCGTTACAAAAAGTCTAATGATCCTGAGACTGTTTCTATGTTTCCTGAGACCGTTTCTGTTCAACAGGTTTGTTGTGATCTTCAAGATCAGCTTAATTCTCTTGATGTTGTTCGTGCGCGTTTGAACACTGCTATTCGCGCTATGGATGGACTCTCTTTGGATTTACAGGTTATTCCTAAGTACACTAATTCTGTTCCGTTTTATATGGATATTTCTTTGGTTTTTAAACTCTAGGTTATGCCGGACAATTTTGATGCTTGGCAAGCGGCTGGTAATGCTGCTACTAATTTAGCTAATACCGTTTCTGTTAATAAGTCTGATCGTCGTTCTCGTAAGTTTACTCGTGAAATGTATGAAAGGACTTTTAATGATAATTTGCGTTTGTGGGACATGACTAATACTTATAATTCTCCTGAGATGCAAATGAAGCGGTTACAGAAAGCTGGACTTAATCCTAATCTCGCTTATGGTGATATGGGTGATAATTCCGCTTCTAGTCTTCCTACTCCTGATATTGTGCCACCTACTTTTCGTGCTGCTCAGATGGATAAGCCTGATCTTATGTCTATTGCTCTTGCTAATGCTGATCTTCGTATTAAACAGGCGCAGGCTACTAATTTAAATGAACAAACTGATGTTATTCGTCAGGATGCTATTTTACGTCAGTGGCAAGCTCGTAAGGCTGGTTTTGATTTTGATTCTGCTAATGAGTTTCGTGGTTTTCAGGCTGAGGCCCTTGAAGAGTCAGTCCGTGGTCGTCGTGTCCAATCTGATCTCGCTATTAATCGTGATGCTCGTGAGGCTATAATGCAGTCTCATACTGTACAAGAAGTTGCTGCCCGTGTTGCTAATTTGATTGAACAGAATAAAGGTTTTGTTTTGGAGCGTGGCCAGACACGCGCTGAGACTGAGCGTATTTTGGAAAATATTCGTCAGATGCAGAAGGATGGCCGTTTGAAGGATTTTGAACTTAAGCTTAATCAGGATAATATGACTAAGTCCGATCCTCTTTGGGCTCGTAAGATTTTACAGTTTTTAACTGATGGTGTTGATGTATCTCCTAACCCTGCGCCTCTTAACAATGGGTCGCGTTTTTTCCCTGACGGTGGGCACCGTCAATAAATTATGAAACGAAGAGATAATATTTTTACTAATATTTTTCAGCCTCGTATTGAGTCTAATGAGTTTGATTTATCTCATGATAAGAAATTTACGGCCAATATGGGTGAGTTGATCCCTGTTAATTGTCTTGAGGTTATGCCTGGCGACGATTTTCAGATATCTTTTGTTAATATGGCTCGTTTTATGCCTTTGATTGCTCCCGTTATGCATAAGGTTCGTATTCATACGGATTATTTTTTTGTGCCTAATAGGATTACTTGGGCAGGATGGGAGGATTTTATTACAGGTGTTAATGCTGATGCGCATCCGATTATTAATTTGGGTCTTGAGGATGCCGAGACTATTGATAAGGGTACTGTTGCTGATTACTTGGGCATTCCTCCGGGAACCTATGGTAATTCTCCTTACCAAATTAATGCTTTTCCGCTTGCCGCTTATTATAAGATTTATGATGATTGGTATAGAGATCAAAATATGATTTCTGAGAAATTTGAACCTCTTGTCACTGGCAATAATGATACTGCTTATTTTTCTAAGTTGAATGGGCAGCCGCTTCGGCGTGCTTGGGAGCATGATCGATTTACTTCTGCACTTCCTACTACTCAGCAATCTACTGCCGTTGAGTTGCCTTTGACTTTTCAGAATGATATTCCGGTTGATTATACCCCTAACGCCTCGTTTCCCGGTACTTTCCGTCATGCTGGCGGTTTGTCTCAGGCGCATAATGGTGCTATTACTCAGGCACCTACTGGCATCGAAGATGATTTAGGTGATCCTATTTCTTATGACCCTGAGCGTACTTTAACTGTTGATGTTAATTCTCAGGCTGCGACTATTAATGATCTTCGTGAGGCCTTTTCTTTACAGGCTTTTTTGGAGCGTTCGATTCGTGGTGGTGTACGTTATGTCGAGCAGTTGTGGTCTATGTTTGAAGAGAAGTCCAGTGACGCTCGTTTGCAGCGTCCTGAATTTCTTGGCCGTGATATTCAAAATATGGTGATTGGCGAGGTTCTTGCTACGGCTCAGTCTAATAATGATATTGCTACTGCTGAGGTTCCGCTTGGCACTATGGCCGGTCGTGGTATTTCTGTTGGTGGTCGTGATGGTATTCATTTTCACGCTGAAGAACATGGTTG